GCCAGCGTGAAAATCGCGTAGGCGTTTGTTGTGGATTTTGTAAAGGCTTCGGCTCTGAGCCTAAGCTCTTGCACCATTGGAGTTGCCCCACTGTCTTTTGCCGCCCCTTCATAGTCGATCAAGATATACTCGGTTTTGGTTTTTAAGTTGTCTGTATACCCGAATATTACGCTTGTTCCTGTTATCGATTGCGAAAATTTTAGATTCAACTGTGGGATCAAGGTCGTCATCGTGCCACCTCTTCGATTGCTTTCAGGATCAAATCGTTCAGTGTTTTTTCGTTTGCCTCAATCGTGTCTCGAAACGGTCGCCGCTCTTTTGTCCCATAGCGTGCTATCGCGTCACATACGGCTTTCGCAAAAGGATACACCGCTTCGTCGGGAATCCCAAGGTCGTGTCTTTTGAGCCAAACCCATTCGCGAATTGGTGCGAACGGCGGTCGATGCGGTCGCGTGCCAAATTCAACATACGGGGCATGTGCCGCTGTCGCCCCAACTTCGCCTTCTAAACCTTTTTGCTTCTGATACAAACTTTGCAATAGTTGCCCTGTGTTCGTGTTATTTTTCGCAATATGTTCCGCGATTCCCTTTTCGAGCAACATCAAAAACTTTTGAAGAGCATACTCACAAGCCGCTTCTACTTCTTTTTTGTGCTTTTCCAAAGCCTTTTGAAAAGCTTCTTTCGTTTCTTTTGCAAGCTGTATCGTTATCACGCGATAAGCTCCAACTCATACAGCCCAGAACCTACCCAATCCCGCACGTTCCGAACTGTGTAGACGGTTGTGCCACACACTATTTTGTCTTGTTTCACGATCGGCAAGTTTGCCACCCCGATGGCAAAGCATTTGTAGCTGCCAACCTGAAACCCTTTGCTTATATCCTGCGGTGTTGATGGCACAATGTATCCAGATACCACGTTGTCTTGCGTTGTTTCGGTAAAAGCCCCGGTCGAAACGTTGAAACTCGGTGATCCTACCACTCTTCGGTGCGTAAGCTCATAGAATTTCCACGGTACTCGCATCACTCGATATCCTCTATGGCGATGATATATCTTTTTCTCAAATCCTTTGCCATCTGCAGCAGCAGTTCTTTTGAAATCGTTTCGCTTACCCCGCCGATTGAGTAAGAATTGAATTTTGCAGGGTCGCCTGTAAGCAACTCGTAAGCATCCGCACGTGATAAATCCAACATCTTGTTGGTCAGCGTTACGTCCGCACCATCAACGATTGCCCCATTTCTTGTAAGTATAGAGGTAAGCTCAGCATCCGAGAAAAGTGTTTTGCCGCTATCTTTTAGCCACAATCTTAATGTTGTGAGATTCGTGTCTGCCATCTTTCCACCTCGCTACTTGAAACAAAGTAAAGCCGGGGAAGTTCCCCAGCTTTACCAGAATTGGAACGGATAGACCTTAATGCTCGTGTTTGTTGCGCTTTCAAAATAGAAACTTACTGTCGTATCGCTGGCTTGGACGAATCTCCAACTTTCAAGGGGTGGTATAACATAAAAAAGCTCTGCGGTTGTTGCGTGTGTAAGCGATATGCTCCCTTCACTGCTACCACCGAAGTCGCCTGCTCGGATCGTTAGCGTAATCGTTGGACTTGTAGCGTCTGTCGGTTTTAGGTCAACGAAAAAGCCGATCTTCGAATCTACCTCATACAAAAACGTCATTGTTCCGCTCGTGGTGAGCGACTGAGCGGTGACGTTCGTGATTGTGTTTCGGCTAATAAGCGTCGGCGTTATCGTCGCACCAATAAGTACAGTAACAACAGCCAAAATCAAGAGCGTCAAAAACAGTTTTGTTTTCCTCATATTCATCACCGCCTATGTGCCTTTTATCGCGACAATTTTCGCGAGTGCATTTGGCATAACCACTTTCGCACCATACAGGTAAAGCCCTTTCAGCCCGTCGGCAAACCGCTTCTCCATTCTATACGCTTCAATTTTCGCGAGCTGCCCTGCATAACTTATTGCAAGCGACGTCCCAGCCAATAAATAATGTGATGTGCTGGCTGTCTTGATGTTGTTGCTCTTCAAAATCTTGATCCCTGCGATCTCGGGAATAAGCCCTTTCGCCTTGTAATCCGCAAAGGCAAGCTTATACTCGTCAGCTTTTAACAGCATTCCGTGGAACCAAGGCGGCATGACCAGCCAACGCCCAAAAGCGGGGACGTTGTTTTCGTCAAGTTCCACGCCGATTTCGACAACGAGATCGTATGCGTTTTTTTCGCCAGCGCCCGATCCGACGGTATAACCAGAACCGCCATTGTCAAGTTTGATACCAGCGTTCGCGTGGAATCCCGCAATATAACTATCGATTGTGTTTCCGATTGCATAAGCCGCACGCGCCGCTACCTGATCCACAAGTTTTGGGTTTTGCTGCGCTTTATCAAGATCGTCAACCTGCACGTTCCAATACTTAGATTGGTCGATTGAAAGCACTTGCTGTGCCCCACCGAGTTCATCGGGATCTTCCATGTTAGCGTTCCGCGTATAATCCTTAATGGTCACATCACCAACCTGATTGATCCGTACTGTGTCGCCATAGTTGGAAATTTCGCCTTCGTAATCCGTATTTACCAGTTGCTTGAATACAAGATCTTTATCCAGATGAGACAGCAGCCTTGCACTCCATATTTCAGGGATGAATCCATCTAATGCCATCTATTTCGCTCTCCTTCCTTCTTTAACGTTCTTTTGACCCTAAAAGCAAAGAGGGGTCTTTGTCAAATATTTCGTTTATCTGCTGCGGCGTCATCTTCGCGATCTCTTCTTTTGAGAATTGTTTTGCGCCGCTCAACAGATGAAACGACCCTTTTTCGCGTTCGTTTTTATATTCCGCGATAGCTTTGTTGTATATCTCGCGATATAATCTAATCGCCTTTATCCGCTTGTCCATATCTGGCACGCTTTCAAAGACGCCCAACAATTCAGTTGGCAGCTTTTCATCCGCCAACAACTTCATGGTGTTGAAATCCGCCTCCCGCCGCATTATCTCTTGCTCTTTTTCTTGAAGCTCTTTTTCTTTCTGCTTCGAAATTTCTTTCGCTTTTTCCTCTTCTGAAAGTTTCGACATCTCAATCTCGGTCTTTAATGCATCGATCTTTTTTTGCCAAGTCTTTTGAGCTTCGGTTATCCTCTTATCTGCTTCTCTCTGCAAAAGGTCTCTCATCTGTTCCTCAGTATACATCTTCTTCAACCCCGCCTTTGTTTGATCGCCGCCCGTTCCTTCCAACCCCGCCCCGATACCGTTTACGTCAATATTTTTTTCAACCTCGGACACGGTTCGTTGCGGATTGTCAGATATTCCGGTAGTTTTTGTGTTTTCCTGCGGTTTTGATTCAAATTCTTTGTCTGCCATTTTTTTCCTCCTTGTGAGTGTTTTATTATATCACATTTTCTTTCAACGACAATTATTTTCAGGTGCTGCTGCTTCTTCCGCCTATGCCTCTTCTATGCACCTCTATGCATTTGCTATGCATTTGCTATGCACAAGCATTTACACTCCTTTCTTTCTTTCCTTTCTTCCCTTTGTTTATTTTCTTTCTTTTCTTTCTTTTTTTTCTTTCTTTTGGTTCTTTTCTTTCTTTTTTTTCTTTTAGCTCTTTTTTTCGGACTATATCATCGCGGTTTTTGACTGCCTGAAAATTTCAAACCATTCCCTTTCTCAGATACTCTTTTCCAACGTCTTTGCCATTTCAGCAACCCACCGATGCCGACATTGGATATGCGGGTGAGAATCCATACTGCAAACCTGCTCCCACGTGTAAGGATTCCTGCTTTTTCTATCCGTGCAAATATCAGTCGTTCGTTCGTCGTCGGGACCCGTCCAATAATACAAAAAATCTTGCGGGTGCCCAGTTGCCCCATATGCCTCGACGATCGACGCTTGATAGACTCTCTCCATTTGATCCCGAACCATAACCTTCGGACGAGAACGATCATTCCCGAACGGTTTTATTCGCTTGAACGCATCAGTGTAACTTTCTCCATTAAGAAAGGACAGATACAGTTCGGTCTGAACCTTTTTGATTATGTTTTCCTCGTAATTGTGCATAAACGCCAACCCGCCGACTTTTAGCCTTTCAAATTCTTTCCTCGAAATTGAGTTCCAATTCACCGCCACTATTTTTAGTTCGTTTTTGAATACGTTTTCTATCGTTCTCTCGAAAAACGCTTCCATATTTCCCACATACTCTTTTTTGAAGTCCGCGGTGACGTTTTTTAACATCTTTTCTGCCTTTGCAATCTTGTGTTTAAGCGTCTTAGGCGTCATAGTTTGCCCGGTCGATAACAAATATTCAAGTTTGGAAATATATTTTTTTTCAGCAGAGATCAGCTTGCGATACAGTTCCTTTTCTATCTTCGGATCGTACGAAACTATCATCTTTCACCACCCCCGCCGTTACTCTTCTACCCCTGCTTCTTCCGTTTTTTCCTCTTCTTGCGTTTTGTTTGGATTAAGCACCTCTTTAGCTATTTCCTCTTGCTCTTCATCGTAATCGTACCCCAGGGATTCCGCAATCGTTCTATCAGACAGTATCCCAAGCCCTCTTAACGCGATATATTCTTTTAATAGCGATTCCGTATCTTCCGGAATAACATCCTCTGCTTTTATCGATATCGCGTAATCATTTCCTGTAGCCATTTTCAACAGCACGTTGAAATAATTTTCAAAGACCGAAAAATACGTTGCCCGTAAGGTACTTATTTTTCGCTTCAACGATTGCAACCGGATTTTCAGAGCGTAGCCGGAATTTACTGCCGTAAGGTCTTGTAAGATCAGCTCGGGGCACTTGTTTTTTACCGATTGTTTCAATTCTCGAATCTTTTCCAAGCAAGGCGACAAAATATTACCCTGATATTCCAAAAAGGAAATATCGCTGCCTTCTGGCAGATAAAGCACGTTCGAATCCTTTTTTATCTCCGAATCACTTGTGTCGATTATCCCTTTAACAATCAATAGCGGGTTAGCATAACGATCTTCGATCATTGAAAGCCTGCTGTAAGACGAATTGATCTCATCAAGCTGTGGTTGGATCGTTCGCCATTCGGGTTCACCCTGCCAGCTCGAAAAGTTTGGGTCAATCGTCGGGCGATTTGGAATAACAGTTATAAACGGGATTCCATAACTCGATATATCCACTTCAAATTCTGGCACTCCGTTTCTCTCCCGGCGATAGAATTCCGAAGTCGAAATCTCACGGAGCATAGCCATGTGCCCATTATCTTCCACGTTGGTTTCTACAATCCAGCCATCACCAAAGCGACTTATAAGTGCCGAAGCGATTGGGATGTGGCTTATTCGCACCTCCCCACTCATATCTTTGCCAACACGAAACGCCGTTGTCCCAAGTATAAGCCCCTGCAAAATAATTTTGAGTTGTTCCGCCTCCCAGTTGTTATCTTTGAGAATGTCAAGCAACAGCCGTTTGGCGTTCCCGGTTTCGTCGTCCACAATATATTCTTGCCAACCGCCTATGATATACCCGGCGTCAATTTTAACGAGTTCTTGTTGAAAGTTCTCAATCATCCTTGTTTTAGCTTTTATTGTAGCCCCGTCTTTCTTATATGCCACAAAGAGATCATTTGCCTTGCAATAAGCTTCGGTATACGTTCCGAAAAAAACATTTATCAATTCCTGAAAGCTTTTCATCCGGTCACCTGCCCTTTATGAGTTATACTTCTATTCTTCCCTGCCGAAGTGCGAAGGTTCTACTAAGCATATTATACGCCCCACTTGTCGAATCGACCTGATCATCGTGTACACCAGCCGACGGGAATGCGGTTAATTCATCGATATATGCGTTGTTCCAATTTCCGCCCACGATTTTGATTGTACCACGTTCAAAAGCGGCACTCACCGGGTTTGCACGTACTTCTTTTGAGCCTGTCGGACGCACAAACTTGACGGTATAACCTCTCAGCACATTGCGAGTGTAGTTGTCCGCGACGATCTTCCCGGATGATCCTTGTTCTTCTTCGATTGCCGTTATGACTCTATTCCCGTAGTTAGCATAATCGGATGCCGCTATCGCCCTGACGAGTTGCTCTACCTTCTGTGGGGTTCCCCGAATACGTTGAACATCTACCACCCAATATAACCCGCCCTTCTCGACTATTAGTGTTCCAACCGTATAATCGGGGTCACCACCTTTCTTTGGTTCTGTCGCTGCAAAATCCCAGAAACGAACGCCACTCTTGAAATCGGCGGGATAATCTCTAACAACATTAAACCAATCACGACGAAACTTGTTTCCGGTTGCTTTTATTTCCCAATCCCCAAATCTCAACTGCCGCCTTGTAACAAGATCAAGTTTGTTAAGCGATTCTTCGTATTTTTCCCTGTTAATATGCGGGTTATCCTCCAACGTCGCGGGAATAAAAAGCTTTTTTCCCCTCAAGAACCTTTCTCTTACCCAATCGTGCCCTATGCCTCCCGGGTTACTCGCCGCCCTCATGCGAAGCGGAATATTCGAATCTGCCTTCTTTCGCAATCTCGAAAAAAGATAAAGATAATCGCTCTCTCGAAACGCCGTCAACTCATCAAACCCAATGAATTGAAATTCTGACGACTGATAACGGTACTTACTGTTCTCGGAATCCAAATAGCCAAAAGACAAAGTCGCCCCAGACGGAAACACCCAAGTTTTTCGATCGTCCCGCCACCTTGCCGCCGTGCCAAATAGCCACGAAAATGCCCGCTCCATAAGTGCCCCGGGCAGTGATAATTCCGCGTAGGTTTTTCTAAGCAACAACGCGGAATAATCCGGCTCGTTAACATACATTAGCGCTGCGGTAAGCAATGCTTCTGACTTTCCGCCGCCAGCCGCACCGCCGTACAAAAGCTCGGTTTGAGGCAACATCAAAAAGAGAAGCTGCTTTTTCCCGGGGCGGCTCCTTATCCACTCGTTGTGATAAATATGCCGCAGATTGCTTTCTATAACCTGTTCGTTTTCCGAAAGACTTAGCCGGTCATTCATCTTCTCCTGCATGTTCACAAACGTCTCCGTTTTCTGAAAATTCCTTTGCTACATCGACGACCTCCCTGATTGTTTCGAGAAAATCTTTTTCGTTTTTGAACGGCTGTACCTCTTTTATCGTCGCCTCAATCTCTTGCTGCTGCCGAAGCCCCCACCGCTTCGGGTTTCGCCGCTCTTGCCGCCAAGCCGCGGCACGCCAGTCTTCCTGAGCTGCTCTGTCAATCACTATCAAATCTCGCATCTCGGCGATCGCAATCGCTTCGTCATAGGCGTTCACAAACTCAACAAAGACGCGATCTTTTTCCGCTATTTTTTTGTATCTCTTCTCGCTGTTTTCAATGACTCGGCGCCCGTATTTTAGCCACTTGTAGAAAGTTGTCTTTGAAATCCCGGCGGCTGCCGCGGCAGTTTCCGGATATGATCCGATTTTCAGATATTTATACAAGCTTTCTACTTTTTCTTTTGAAATAACCGTCGGGCGACCTCCCGCGTGACCTCTTTTTTGCTCCATTTTCTCACCTCTTTTTTGGTGCTTTCTTCAAATATTGATAGCGAAAAAAACTCACTTCTTGATGTTGATTGTTCTAAGTTGCCTCTAATTGCACTTGTAACCATTACCGAATTTTGTTTTTGTATTCCTCTTGAGAGCATGCACATATGTTGCGCTTTCAGAAGAACGATTGCTCCTTTTGGTTTGAGAAAATGCATTATTGCGTCCGCAATTTCCGCCGCCATTCTTTCCTGTATCTGCAACCGTCTGGCATATACATCAACAAGCCGAGTAATCTTGCTTTGTTATATAGCTCGTTAAACTTTTTGCTTCTCTGGAGTGTGTCAACGGACATATCGAGCACGGACGCGATTTCTTCCTGCGTGCAATGTATTTGGGCGAGCTTTTCCGCAAGCTCGAAGTCTATTTCTTTTCTTGGCCTTGCCATTCTAATCACCTGCTTTTATATGCACCGCAAAA